TAACAGTTGTACCTTGTCATTATAAATTAGAATATCAAGAATGGTCTGATTTTGGAACAGGTCAAGGAAGACCAGAAAACATATATCCAGATAGTTCTGATATCCTATCTAAAACAAGTAAAGATCAAATGGGAAAAGATAGATTACCAAACGGTAATTATATTTTAACTGTAGGTCAGCACTTTGTTTTAATTATAGGTGAAGATGGGGGAACAGAAACTGCACTCGTATCTATGAGTTCATCTCAAGGTAAAGTAAGCAGGAAATGGAATTCCATGATGTTATCCATTACCATGCAAGGTAAAAATGGACCATACACACCGGCATCTTACAGTCATATGTACAAATTAAGTTCTGTACTAAATACTGGTAAAGGTAATCAGTGGTATGGTTATGCGGTTCAAAAAGTTGGACCTGTAGAAGATGCAGCTGTCTATGAGAGAGCTAAACAATTTTACAATAGTCTAAATAATAACGCATAGTAAACATAAAGGCGCCTCATTAGAGGCGCCTAACTACTGAGGGACCTAATGTTAGAAAGATTTATAGATATATTTAGTGGTTTAAAAACCGCATATGGAAAAACTACACTGACCGGTAAGGTTAGAGAAACTGATGGAAAGAAATTAACGGATAATACAATTATTAGAGGTGAAGTTACAACAGAATTATATCAAAGACATTTAGATGGAAAAGAACCTGCACTTGGAATTGTTCCTATAAATGAGAATAGTTTATGTCGTTGGGGATGTGTTGATGTTGACGATTATTCTGTAGACTTACAGGCCATTATAAAAAGAATAAAAGATTTACCTGCAATTTTATTTAGATCAAAATCAGGGGGTGGACATTTATTTATTTTTACAAAAGAATGGGTGCCTGCAGATATATTAAGAAGAAAATTACAAATTTTAGCATCACATATTGGTTATGCAGGTGCGGAAAGAATACCTAAACAGGATAAAAAGAGATCAGAAAAAAGTGTAGGTAGTTATTTAAATCTTCCTTATCATGGTGGAGATAGAAGTACACGTTATGCATTTGGACCTGAAGGTAATGCATTAACGATGCAAGAATTTTTTGAATACTATGATCAAAAAGCAATGACTCTTCAGCAATTAGAAGAGTTTCAAATAGAAGTATCTAACGAAAAAGTTAAAGAAAAAGATGATTTTTATGGAATGCCACCATGTTTAAAAACACTTTTAAGTGCAGGTGTAGGTGAAGGTCAAAGAAATGATACGATGTTTCATTTAGGAATTTATTTATACAAAAGGTATCCAAAATCTTGGCAAGGTGAAATGCATATCTATAATAAAAAATATTTTAATCCTCCAATAGATGCATCAGAAGTATTAACCATCAGTGGATCTATAGAAAAAGAAAAGTATCAATACAAATGTAAAAGTGAACCTATGGTTAGTTATTGTGATGCATTAAAATGTGTCATGGAAAAATTTGGTGTAGGTGAAGATGATACACCAAGAGCATTACCAGAAGCTATTGAAAAATATAAATCAACTCCAGCAATTTATACCGTGACCATTGGAGGAGAAGAAGTTGAATGTGATGTAGATACTTTATGGAATGCAACTCAGTTTGGTAAAGTCGCATTTGATCAAGTAGGTATTGTCACAGCATATATTGGTCAACCTAAATGGTTACAAGTTATTAATAGAATTAAAAACAGTGATGCCTATACAGAAGTTGATCCACCAGAATCTGCATTACTTCATGTACAGCTTCAAGAATCTTTTCAAGAATTTGTATCTGCAACACGAGGTAAGGATATAGAAGATGTAGATAGATCAAAGACAGTCATTAAAGAAAATAAAGAAGGTGAAGCTGAATTGTTTTTTAAATGGAATATATTTTGGAAAAGACTTATTAGATCAAAAGTTTGGCCAGAAAAAACTAAAACAAAAATTATCACACATAAAATGTTTTGTGATCTTTATGATGCAAAAGAAACGGTTATTCATATTGGTGATGATAATAAATCCGTTAGAGTTATTAGAATGCCGGCTATTGATATTAAAAAATTAGCTGTGAGAAAAAATGAAAGAAAGAAAGCACCGTTTGAAGCATGAGAACCATTATACCAGGACCACCAGGAACAGGAAAAACACATAGACTTGTTAATGTTCATTTAAAAAAAGAACTTTATGAATATAAAACAAGATCAGAAAAAATTGCATACATTACATTTAGTAATGCAGCAACCAATGAAGCTAAAAAAAGAATTAAAAATTTATATCCATCATTTTCTTTTCCATACATTACAACCATGCATTCTTTAGGAACCAAAACATTGAACATAGATACTAATACACAACTTCTTGAAGGTAAGAATTGGAATGGTTTTAAAAATTTTTCAGGTGTTTGTTATGATTTAAATTTTGAAAAGAAAGAATGGGAAAATGGATACAAAGAATACAAAAACAATTACATGAAAATTATTGAGTATGCTAAAAATAAAAAATTAGAATTAGTAAATGCAGCTATAGAATTAGATATCTTAGATTATGTTGATGAAAATTTATTAGAACAAATTTATCAAGATCTTCTAGATTATAAAAGTCAGTTTGGCATGTTTGAATTTTCAGACATGATATCAAAGTTTGTTGAGAAAAATCCATCACTGTCCCTCGATGTGGTTTTTCTTGATGAAGCTCAGGATCTGAGTCCTCTGCAATGGGATATGTTTCATTGTATTGAACAACAATGTAAACGATCATACATTGCAGGGGATGACGATCAAACTATCTATTCGTTTCAAGGAGCTTCACCTAAAAATTTTATAGAACTCAAAGGGACCATTGATGCAAGAACCATATCAAGACGTGTACCACGTGCTGTTCACAGATTAGCAGTATCTATTTTAGAGAATATAGATGAGAGATTGGTTAAAACTTGGGAACCTAGAGACGAAGAAGGATCTGTTATCTACGGAAAGATGATTGAAGATATAGATTTTAATCAAGGTGAGTGGATGATCTTGACTAGAACCAATGAGCAAATGGAACCCATCGTCGAGCATTTACAGACTTTAGGACTAAGATTTGACTGTAAAATCAATAACTTATTGCCTCCTAAATTTTTAGAAGCTATTCGTATTTGGGATAGACTTAATAAAGGTGCTACCGTATCGGGAGAAGAAGCTCAGATTGTTTATTCCTTTTTGACTAAGAAGGAATTAAAAAGGAACTTTGGATCCGGAAGAAGTTTAGATAACGTAGATACCGTTGACCTGGATACTTTGATTCTAGAACATGGTCTCACAGCAACTGGAGACTGGACTGTATTATCGTGCAGCGAGCAGCAAGAGGCTTATATAAAATATTTAATTCAAAATGGTGAAGACTTAACTAAAAAATCAAGAATAAAAGTTTCAACAATACATGGTGTAAAAGGTGAAGAAGCAGACAATGTAATTTTATTTACAGATCTGGAACCTATTATCATGCAATCTGCATACAGAGACAAAGATACTGAACACAGATTATTTTTTGTTGGAGTAACAAGAGCAAAACAAAACTTGTTCATAATGGATCAAGATTATGAACATCAATATCCAATAGGAGAGGACATAGTATGACAAATAAAAATGACTTTGATCGAGTGTTTCCATCAATGAATCAAATCGGCGGTGAACACTATAAATTAAAAATACAACCCTACCATTTTATTATGGCCAATGACTTGAATTTTTTTCAAGGAAATGTAATTAAATACGTTGTGCGTTATCAAAAAAAGAATGGCGTACAAGATTTAGAAAAGATAATTCATTATTGTGAATTAGAAATTGAACGGATGAAAGGTAGAAATAATGTATAAACAAATTTTATATGATTTAGGTTTTTTAACTTGTATGTGTTTATTAGCTTTTTGGAGTCTTTATGTTTGAAGCTGAACGAGAATGGGTTTGTCCGGATAATTTTCCCGATTTATCTGGATATAAATATATTGCTATCGACTTAGAAACTTATGATCCAGATTTAAAGAAAAAAGGATCAGGTGCATTACGACATCATGGTTTTATTGTAGGTGTTGCAGTAGCTGTAGAAGGTTGGTCAGGTTATTATCCAATAAGACATCGTGAAGGAAATTTAGATCCTAATAAAGTTATGCAATGGGTAAAAGAAATTTGTAGTTATGACAATGTAAAATTATTTCACAATGCGATGTATGATGTGTGTTGGTTAAAAAGTTACAACATAGATGTTAAAGGTCACATCGTTGATACTATGGTTATGTTATCTTTAGTTGATGAGAATCGATTATGGTATTCATTAAATAGTGCAGCTTATGATTATTTAGGACAAGTTAAATCAGAAAAAGCATTAGATGAAGCAGCGGCAAGAGCAGGAGTAAATGCAAAAGAAGAAATGCATAAATTACCTGCTATGGATGTGGGAACCTATGCAGAAAAAGATGCTGAATTAACATTAGAATTATTTAAAGTTTTATCTCGTGAAATACAAAAACAAAATTTACAAAATGTTTTTGATTTAGAAACACAATTGTTTCCGTGTTTAATTGATATGAAATTTAAGGGCGTTCGTGTTGACCTTGAAGAAGCTCATAAATTGAAACAAACATTAGTTTCAAAAGAAGAAGCGTTATTGCTAGAAGTAAAAAAAGAAACAGGAATAGAAACTGAAATATGGGCTGCACGAAGTATTGCAAAGGTATTTGATAAACTTTCTTTACCTTACTCCAGAACTTTAAAATCAAACGCGCCATCATTTACTAAAAATTTTTTACAGGAACATAAACATCCATTGGTACAAAAGATAGCAAAAGCTAGAGAAATAAACAAGGCTCACACAACTTTTATTGATACTATTTTAAAACATTCTTACAAAGGTAGAATTCATGCAGATATTAACCCTATTAAATCTGATTTAGGTGGAACCGTTACAGGAAGATTTAGTTATTCAAATCCTAATTTGCAACAAATACCAGCTAGAAATAAAGATTTAGGACCCATGATTAGAAGTTTATTTATACCAGAAGAAAATCATACCTGGGGTTGTTTTGACTATTCACAACAAGAACCAAGACTTGTTGTACATTACGCAGCGTCAACTGAACCTATTTGTTTTGATGATTCTGTTTCTAAAATTGTAGAAAAATTTAAAAATAATTCTGTAGACTTTCACCAAACCGTTGCTGATATGGCTGGAATTTCAAGATCCCAAGCCAAAACAATTAATTTGGGATTATTTTATGGAATGGGTAAAGCAAAACTTCAAGCTGAACTTGGTTTAAATACTAAAGCTGAAGCTGAAAATTTGTTTAACCAATATCATGACAATGTTCCTTTCGTTCGTGAGCTGATGAATCGTACATCAGCTCATGCTCAAACTTCTGGATCAATTGCTACTTTACTAGGCAGAAAATGTAGATTTGATAAATGGGAACCTGCAACATTTGGTATGCATAGTCCTATGACTTTAGAAGAAGCAGAAAGAACTTATGGCCGCGGTAGAATTAGAAGAGCATTTACTTACAAAGCTTTAAATAAACTTATTCAAGGATCAGCCGCTGATATGACTAAGAAAGCTATGTTAGACTTGTATCAAGAAGGAATTGTTCCACATATTCAGATTCATGATGAATTAGATATTTCTGTTGAATCAGAAGAACAAGCTAAAAAGATTATTGAGATTATGCAAAATGCTGTTACACTGGCAGTCCCAAATAAAGTTGATTATGAGTCAGGAAAAAATTGGGGAGATATTTTTGAATGATAATATTTACAAGTTGGAGAAGTAAAATATGGCATATCTTAACGCAAACATTCCGCCCATTTACTGTAAGGTTAGGACCGAGTATTTATACGACATGGACATGTCTAAGAAAGGTGAAGAGGATTGTGTTGCTTTTGGTATTGCGAGTATATCGGGACGCGCGCTCTTATTTCATATCATGTTACCCAATGGTGCGGTCTATTATCGATTGCCTATCTCAGCGTTTTTCCAAAAACATCTTTCTAGAGCCGAAGTGCCGGATATGTCAGTTGACCAGTTACAGTTGTGGAATTGTTTTAGTTATTATCCTAGCGTTCATTGCTTTGATTGGC